AAGGAATTGTTACCGTTCCCGTAAAGCTGACAGGCCCTGCAATCAAGCCATTCTTGCTGGCGTTCATCGTGAGCGTGCTGTAAGTTACTGGGTTTTCACTATAATATGTTGCGGACAGTTTGTCGACTGTTACCGTCCCATCCGAGGGGGTTCCAACATCAACGTTTTCGCCCATCGCAACAATAAAATCAATATCGCCTGACGCGACACTTACTCCTAAAAAATCTATCGTCGCAGTGCTTACTGTGTATGCCGTTCCTGGGGCCTGTATAACGCCTGCAACTGATACAATCAGATTTTGCGCCGCTGAAGGCGAGTAGTTAACTGAATCATACTGCAATGTATAAGACGTCGCAGGTGTTGATCCACTCACTGCGAGGATCTTTCTGCTTCCTATGTCTAAATCTCTTCCTACGTATGGCATATTATTTTAACCTGTCTTTTAATAAAGTTTCCCATGAAGTTTTAATTTCATCGGTCCAAACTGTATTAATTATATCCTTAATTTCCTGTGTCTCGTTTGAAGTATCCTTCCATATAGTAGTCAAGACTCCAGTATCGGTATTCTTGCTAACCAAGCAAGGATGCAAAACTCGTCTGTGCCTTATTTTGTTTGTTTCAACGCCATCTTCTTTGTAGATAATATCTTCAGCAATTTGTATAGCTTTGTAATCGCCTACAATTTCTGTTTTTACAATTTTTGTTTCTTTAGTTATTGCCATTATGAGTCCGTTTCATATGTAGCTACAAAAGCCATTTGTTTAGATTGTCCAAAATCATTATAATTAAATTGACCTCCTGTTGGTACTTCATACATTTCTATTACAGTATTATTACCTCCAAAAGTTAAACCCATAGTAGTAATGTTAGTTTGTCTAAAAGGTACAGTTCCATAAGTTGTGCCACTTCCACTTTTTACAGTAAAAGGTAATCCACTTATAGCAAATGTACTAGCATCACTAGGAAAACTTCCTATTTGTAATTGCATAGATACAGTTACTAATCTTCCAACTTTTGTATATCTAGGGTCAATAAAAGATTCACTACTGCCACCAAAGTTTGATAGAGCTGGTGACCATATACCTTCTTCGTAATCGTCTAATAAATTAGAAGCAGTTGCAGAAGTAACTCCAAGATAAACTCCTTTAGAAGCTGTACCAAAAACTATATTTCCAGTTCCTAAAGTTAAATCTGTTCCATCAAAAGTCAGGTTAGCTTCACCAGAAATTGCGTTAGCTGCCGTTACTGTTGTAACTGTATTGTTTGTTGATCCCGTAAGCGTTGCTGGCGTGGACGCCAGTTTTGAAAGGGCGATCGCCGCCGACGAGTTTATGTCAGCATTGACAATCGTATCATCAAGTATTGATAAGTTTGTTATCTTGCTTGTTGCCATTATGCGTTCTCCAATGCTGTTAGTCTTGCTTTAATATCTGTGTTTTCCGTTTCTAAAGTTTTAATTTTTGCTGATAATTCCTGAACTGCCGTAACGAGCATAGGAATAAATATTTCTTTTTTTAATAATTTAACTTCTCTAGGAGTTGTCTTTTTTATATCCCCTATTACCTTACCTTCTGGAATTTCATCTCCTTCTTCATAAAATTCTTTTAGAGGTGTGTTGTCTGCGTCAATCATATGAGGAAATATTGTTTCAACTTGTTGTGCTGAAAATCCTAATTTTTTAAATTCATCTTCATTATCTGTTTTTAAATTATATTTAATAACGTCTATTTTTTCTAAATCCTCTAAATAATTTCTAGCATTAGTAATGTTCTTTTTATAATTTACATCTGAAATAGCTGATGCTGTTCCGTCAGCATAAACGGCATATTTTGCTGTCTGTGTTCCTCCTGCATCAGAATAAAAAGCATGAATATAATGTGGTGTAGAAGCTGTTGTTCTATATGATGAAATCCAATCATCACCAGCAGTCGTTCCTGCTTTAAATGTTATACCATTCGTGCTTATCGGAGAGGTAGTTCCAACACAAAAATCATATTGTGCAATACGCAATCTTTCAGTAGCATTAGTATCAAATCTCATATAGTTACTAGCATGGTTATATAAAATTCTTCCTATGGCGTTATTTCCAGAATCACCCCAAACTATATAACCAGTATTAGCTGTACCACTTAAAATTGTCATTCCAGTATGACCAGAATTTTCTAAAACTAATTCATCAGAATTTGCATCTACACTTGCTCCACTATCAGCAGTTTTAACATGAAGTCCAACACCTAAATCAGCATTTGCTCCATCTGGTCCAAGTCCTGCTATTGTTCCGTTGTAAATAAAGTTAGTTTCACCATTTAATGTCGTAGTACCGCTCGACGTTATAACTCTATTGTCTACTCCGTTTGTATATCCTGTAACTGTGCCTGCTGCATCTACTGCCCATACAGGATTAGCACCTGCTCCTCTTGTTTGTAAAACATAACCAGAGGTCCCTGCGGATAGTTGTGCTGGTGCACCTGAAGCTCCATAATAAAGTATATCACCTTGTGTTGCGTCAGCCAGCTTTGCGTTAGTTACGGCGTTATCTGCAAGCTGTGAAGTCCCCACTGATCCTGCACCTGGGTTAACGGTTTGAACCGCCTTGCCCAAGAAAACACAATACATTGTGTCTGTGCCTGCCGTTGCCGCTGAAAGTGTGAGAGTTGTTCCTGACGCCGTGTAAGCGTAAGATGATCCAGGTTGCTGGACCACATTGTTTATTACTAAACGTATATCATTCTCATTCGTGACAGCATTGTCAAGCGTATAACCTGTAGTCGCACTTGTTGTAAAATGCTGAACCGCGAAGCTAGTATAATTTAAAGCTGGTTTGTTGCCAATATAAGACATCTCACCCTCCTTATGTGCTTATAGCATCAACGGCTGAAACCCAGACATCTGCTGAGGAAGCCGTGTCTGATACGACATACATTCGATCGCCTGATTGAACCACTACCTTAGCACCTCCGTCCAATAACTGGAGGGCACCTCCACTAGGGATTGGCGCTGTTTTCACGAGATAGATATTATTACTTCCGTCATTAATGTAGACATCAACATTGATTGTTGACCCAACGATGTTGGCGACTGAAATTCCTATAATTGTATCATAGGTGTCAAAATCGGATCCATTAGGTATGTCCACTGGTGTTGCACCTACTGCATTTTCCGTATATCGTCTAAAATTCTGGGCCATATATTATCCTTATTTCCTTATATCAGAGGGCAATCGACATAGCAATGCAAAAGCCTGCGGTTACACCACCTGCTGCGGCCCATTCCGGAGCTGTTGCACCTGCATTCATTGTTAAAATTTCCAATGCCGAACCTTTTGCCAACCTAGCAGGTGTATTAGCGGAGGACGCATATAAAATATCCCCTGCGGTTGTCAAAGTCATGTCCATTGTCTTGCTTGCTGGAAACGTACAAAATACATCCTTCGTCCCTGCGGCAAAATCAACGGCGGAATCACTGTTGGAACTTGAAATAACGCTCGTACGCGTGATAGTTGAACTATCGCCTGCCAGCGTTCCTAGCCCTACTTCCCATTCGTTTGCACTAGTATGCGCAATTGCATAGTAAGTAGTATTGGAATTTCCAATGCCCGCTGAAAAAGTTTCAAATCCTGAAACTGCTCCGGCGAAAGTTAATGCTCCCGTACCAGTTGTGGTAGTTGTCTCCTTGACGCGGTCATTTAAGACTAAAGCCATTAATACTCCTACGCGTTAGCTAATCTTAAAATAGCGGCCGCAGCTGTAAAGTCTGGGAACTGAATAGTGAATGTTCCTGCACTTGCAGTTTTATCGCCACCAAAGTTCAACACACAAACTGCTTTGTTCGAATCAGTGCTATTATAAATAAGAGCGCCATATGCTGTAAACGAAGCTGTAGTCCATGTGAGATCAGAAAAATCACAACATGCTGTCGTTGTTGATTTAAGAGCCGGTTCTACGTTTGTTAAGTTTTCTCCACCTGCTGAATAAGCTGATCCTGTCGTATTAGTTGTTTCACCAGTTGCTGTATAAGCAGTGCTAGCGTTACTAATAGTGGCAGAATTGGTATATAAAGCAAGTTTAAATTGGTCTCCACCCGACGCACTAAAATTATGTGTGGCGACGAGAAGTTCCTGCATAAAACTATAGCAAACTGAAGATGATCCTATTGCCATTTTATTGTCCTCCTTCTATTGGTCCTGTTGGACCCGGTTTAGAATGTCCAGGTAAGAATGATGGGCGTGGTACTCTAATAACACCACTTTGATGTTCATCACGTCTTCCTCGACCTTGTTGTTGCGCAGCAACCTCACCTAAAGCGGTTTGGTATGATTGCGTATATATTTGCAGCATTTCTGCCGATCCTTTCAAAAATTTGAAAGCTTCAACAAGGCAGCCATACAATAATAATGCAGGTGCGTTGTTACTTAACCAAGTAGTAGTATTAGTAGAAGAAATACGAGTTGGTAATTTAGTCAATCCTACTTCACAATAAAAAGCCGCACTTGGAGTTGGTACTACGTATATAGTATTTTGATCCCATTGTGAATAATATTTTGGTGTTCCCGTAGTTGTACGATCTGGCCAATATTCATTCATATAAGTCACATCTCTTTGTTCCAGATAGGTTCTATCCCCCGTTCCTGCCGCAGGATAAATCATTACACTTCTTATAATTGAAAATTCTGTGGGTGTAATATTCGTTCCCCCAGGTAATGTTAAAAATCCATTACTAGCTGTAAAATTAGCATATTGGTAAGAACGAAAAACTGGGAGATCTAAATCTCGTAAAATCTTATTTTCCGTATGTTCAATAAAATCATCAATAATAGTTGATGTAAGAACATTAGAATCTGTTTCGGTGTATTCTCTTATTTGTGTTACTAATTCAGAATATGTTGTCATTATGCGCTCAATGTTACGGGTCCTACGGACGCCATTCCTCCACCACCCAGTGCTGTTCTATTAGGAGCCGTGGTAACTGTAATTGTATAAGTATCATCAGCAATGGTGCTCCCTGATAAATTAAATCCAACAGAAACTTCAATTTCACTTTCTGAAGCGCCCCATAAAGGTGCCCCAATATCTCTAAATCTAATGGTATCACTTGTGGTATATCCATGGCTTGGTTGAAAAATAGTAACAGTTGTACTTCCATTTGTAAATCGAAATGGATTTAGATCTAATAGCCTTTCCGTTGAAGGTGCAATACGAGCTGGCCTAGGATTTTCTAACGCTTGAGGATCGGGGGAATGTTCATGGGGCATCAATTGAGGAGCCTTTGGCTCATACTCACTTGTGTGAACTTTAGCACCTGTCCATTCCGTTACCATTTCTGTGTAGGGAAATTGTAATCCACTACGATCAGAAATAAATTTAGAATATTTTCCTGTAGCGTATGCCATTTATTATACTACCATTTACTATCGTTCGGTCCAACCCAATGATATTTACCACCTTTTGTAGCAGCACCCATACCTTGAGCAGTTCCACTAATAGTTCCTTTAGCAATTTTAATTTCTTCTCCACCATGTGCTCTATCAGTACCTGTTGGTGCATTTCCTTTATCAGTTGCTGCTCCAACATTTTTATTAATAGAAGGTGTTTCTACTTGACCTCTACCATAATGACCTATTTTTTTAGTAGATGCATCACGAGTAGGGGCTGTTTGTTTATTCCAACGTGGATTACTCATTATTCCTCCTTTTTACATTCGCAGTCTGTGCATTGACAATTGTCTCCACAATCACATTCACGACCACATTTTTTACATATTATCA